CTATATGACCAGGCTAAGCTATGTATAGGCTTGTACCAGATAGATGCTGACCATAGTAACCTGATATATAGACAGAGCTTCAATCTATTGTTTGGCAAAGGTATCGATGCAGATGAACAGAAGAAGCTGATAGATGTAGATGGAGCATATATGGTAGAGAACTCTGATGCAGACATGAAGTACCTTGGTGTGAATGGAGTAGGCTTGGCTGAGATAAGGCAAGAGAAGGAGTCATTGAAGAGAGAGATACAGAACTATGGTATATCAGTGTTTGATAAGGCTGGGGTAGAGAGCGAGGGAGCATTGGAGATGAGGATAAGAAGTAATACTGATAAGCTAAGGAGTGTAAGTCTAACAGGTGCTAGTGGATTACTGTATATACTTAGCTGTATAGCTGATTGGACTGGTGAGACTGGTAAGGTAGTTGTATTGCCTAACCAAGACTTTATGACCAATAATAACAAGATAGAAGACTTAGATAGGATGAGTAGGCTGTATCAGTCTGGAGCGATAACTGAACAAGACTACTATGGATTTCAGTATAGAAATGGATATACACAACTAAGTGAAAGCGAATGGAAAAGTAAACTAAAGCCTGTGATAGGCAAAGGAGGATTGGATGCTTAAGTATCGTATAGAAGACTTATCTGTGATAGATGAGACACTAAGAGGATTGTATGGCAAATGTGAAGATGGAGGGTATAAGTTAGATCTTGAGGGAGCTAAGGGAGATGATGAGTTCAATAAAGTCTATACTACCATGACTCGTGAGAGGGATGATAGGAAGAGGATAGAGAAGCAATTAAAGGACCTTGGTGACATTGGTAAGAAAAATGAAGAGCTTACTAAGCAACTAGAAGACTTAATGAGAACAGATGGAGATAAGGTAGAGAAGCTTGTGAAGCTAAAGATTGCCCCTATAGAGTCAAAGCAAGCTGAACTAATGACTGAACTCAATACCTATAAGGCTGAGAATGAGCTATACAAGACCAGAGAGGTAGATACGAAGCTTAAAGACCAGATAGCTAAGATAGTCAATGGAGACAACACATTCAATAAGAATGCCATTAAGGACATTGAGGCTAGGGTAAAGTTGAATGGAGTGAAATGGGATACAGATGTAAATGTCTTTATGGTAGGAGATAAGCCATTGGATGCCTTCATAAAGGAAGAGGCTAAGGACTCTAGTAGCAATGGTAAGACATCTGTGAAGAAACAAGAGATAGACGCAGATGAGGCTCATAAGCAATATATGAATGAGCTGTATGCAAAACAATAACTTAATAGAAAGGATATGAACTATGTCAAAAAACATATATGAATTAGCAGTGAACTCTGCACCTAAACAAATCAAGATTGTATCAAGCCTAATAGCTGATGCACCAGTATTATCAAACCTGCCTATGGCTCCTTCAAGCAATGGGTTGAGACACTTAGCTGAAGTAGTTACAGGTGTGAATGGTATGCAAAGGGTAGCTTTTGGTGGAGCATTACCTAAGCTATCTATTAGCTCTGACTTAGATGAATTCGCTCTTGGTATCTTTGGTGGTATCATTGAAGTACCAGAGGACATCGTAGCTAAGTATGAAGGTGGAGTGGCAGGATATTTCAGTGACAAGGTACTTGTTCATGCTAGATCGTTTGGTGCTAATGCTGAGACAGAACTTATCAGAGATGGATTGAGAGCTTATGCAATCAGTAAGGGTAGAACGATATCAGCAAGTGGTAATGGCAATGCTAACTCTTCTATCATCTGTGTAAACTGGACAGAGGGAGAGATACAAGGGTTATACGATGAGACATTCTTAGGTAAAGGAAAAATGGTTGACCTTACTCCAATGAGTGAAGGTGGGTTGTATGAGAGCAGAACTACTGGAGAGTCTGTGTATGGTATGAGAGTTAAGACTAACCTTGGCTTACAGATATCATCTTCAGACAAGATAGCTGCCCTTGTAAACATTGACCTTGAGAACAATGCGGCTGACTTAACTGCTGAGAAGATAGATAGACTTGTGGTAATGAGTAAAGCTGTAGGTTCATCTGGTACACCTATGTTGCTTATGCATCCACTTATCTGGGCTAACCTATTCCAGTTTAAGGATAGAATTGTAACTGAGAGAGACCCAGAGAATGTAAACAGAGTATTCCACTACTGGGGTGGAGTAAGAATGATCCCTACTTACAACATGGCTTATGCAACTGAAGCTAATGTCTAACCAATAACACAACTATAGAAAGGAACATATTATGACGAACTATGAAGTAAAAGGACAAGACTTGGTAAACAAGGCTATGACAAACGGTGAAGACTTAACTACTGCACCATTCCCTATGGGTAAGGTAAACGGTAGAGTAAAGCTTGTTATAGAAGGAACAGATGCTGGTGTAGCTAATCTGACTATAACTGTTAAGGACTCTAACAATGCTACGGCATTCACAAGAACTCTTGCTGTTCAAGGTGGAGCTGTGACTGAGTTTATCCCTAGCCAGTTATACTATCCAGAGACAAGAGAGTACACTGTAAGACTTGTAGCTAGTGCGGCAATCAGCAATGTTAAGGCTTATACAGCATTAGTATAGGCTTATTAGGCAAGGGAGTATATAGCTCCCTTTGTCTATTTTATGAACAATAACTACATAAAGGAGACTTATATGGGATTTATAAAAGGCATTAGCGTATGTCCATTTTGCTCAAGTATATATGGAATTGGTACTGTACATACTTGTCCTAAGCCAGCTATTCTGGTAGAGGCTGAGATAACTGATGTACCAAAGGTGGTTGAGAAGGTTGCAGTAGTAAGTACTGACACTAAGGATAGTAAACAAGCTAAGTAAAGGAGGTAAGTATGTCTATAGAGAGCCTGCAAAAGGTATTTGAGGGTACAGCCAACTTTACCTATGAGAGCGACGATATGATACTTAGGGTTGATATATCCAATGATGGCTTGAGTGACTTATTGGTTGCAATAGGAGATGACAGCTTCACTTTATACAAAGGAGAGGTATGGGGATATCCTGTTAAGGCTAAGAGTGTAACGATTGATACAGATGGATCAGAGCTTGCTAAGTATAGAGTATGGATGGGAGGTTAGTATGGAAGTATGCTTAAGGAAACCATCCAATGGTGGCAGTGGTTCTGTAACCATGAAAATGATGGAAGTAGTGATGACAGAGCAAATCATAGCTAATGGATACTTCAGTGTACCAGCTGGCAATGGCTTGCAGGTTGAAAGTGTAACAATACAGGCTAATGGAGTATTCCTGAGGAATAGCTGTAATGGCTCCATAGCTACGCCAGACTATAGTGTGACTGTTAATGGCTTGGTGACATTATTGGCAATAGATGACTTTGAAGTAGGTGACTCTCTGATAATCCAATGGTTAATAGGAGGTATATAATGGCTAATAGATTGGTTCCATATCATCTGATAGATGG